AAATCCTCTCTATGTTCGGTTTGTTCCCTCAAGAACCATGAAAATGACCCTCCAAGTAGGGGGTAAACGCTCACGATTTGGGGCCGTCGGTCTTCAAATCGCGGACATGCCTCTCTAATTCTCTAATGTATTTCTCTCTCGACTGAACCTTGTGCCATAGCCCGTTGAGGTTACTGGGACCGTTCTCTTCGTAGAAGACAATGGCCGCACTGGTGTTAGCACTCTTCTGCCTTGAAGGCCAGCGTGATCGTATCTCAAATGCCGCATCGGAGAGGGTCGCTGAGATCAGGTGCATTCAACTCGCCTTCCTTTGAATAATCTCAACCACGTGGTTCAGAGCCCTGTCGAATCTCTCTTGATGCTTTTCAGTCGAGAGGGGTCGAGCATCGCGCCGGTCCCAAGTCATTTCATCTTCATGTCCATGTCTGAGCCGTTCATACTCTGCTCTGTCAAAATCGTAAAGGTTTGCAGCCATAGTGAGTAAAGAGCCCCAGATGTGCTTTTCAATTTCTCTCTGATTCATTCAACTCGCCTCCTTCAAATATGAGTCTGCGGTTCCAATGAACCAGTATTGAAGGTCATACATGTCAACCAGTTTCTCAATCAACTCAATGGCCCACTGTTGAGAGTCAGACGGAAACATCAACTCGCCTCCTTCAGGAACACGTCTAGGAGCCTTCGACAATGCGGGCAGGGGATAGTTACCTCAAACGTCCTTGTCTGGGCTGGTGTGTCGTCTATGGCCTTCATGCTAAGTCCTCCCACATGTACCCACATCCCGGGAGTTTCGTGGTGATGAAATTGAATCGTTGGCGGCCATTTGGACATTCCCAACCACGCCAAGGAGAAAAGGCCGCCGATATTGGGAAAGCCTTTTTTCCGCACTTAGGGCACTTCATTCAATCACACCTTCTGCATTCAAACAGACTTGTCTTTCCAGCATACCAATATGGCTTCCCGCATTTACCGCACTTCGGTGCGTTTACCATTCCATGTTCATTCATTCAATACACTTCCTTCTCGGCCCCAACCATCAGACAGTCCCAACATAGATGGGGGCCGCATTTAGACGGGGTAGTTGCTAGTTCAATCTCCGTTTTCAGTTCATTACAATCTTCACATTCATTCATCTTTATCACCTGTGGAGGATCGGGCGTAGGTCACGTTGGATGCACCCTTGTTCCTTCAGGCCCCGACCCTCCAATTGAGGGGATGGGCCTAGAGTATAATATAGTGCCGGTTGTTGAAGTCAAGGCTTCGGGGGCTGCCGCCCCCTCGCCTCACCGCCTCCCGCCGTACCTGTTCAAGCCCACATTAGCCACCGGCTATCAAGATTCTCTAGTAGTTTGAATGAATTCGGGTCGTGAAGGCAGGTTGATAGACGGTCGGCTCCCGGTTGATGGACATGGTAGACGAGATAACCCTGTTAATCGCCCTTGGAACGCTCAATTTGCTCGCTCTGGGAGGTCTTTCGCTGTGGATCAGGCGAGAATTAGAGGATGCAATGGCCGAACTCGACAATTCTCTTGCCATGGCTCTGCAAAGCACCGTCGAGAAGTTCACAGGAGAAGGCGCGGTCGCGTTTGAAGCGCCGAATCCGATCCAAGTGGCCATTGGTCAACTGCTGATGTCCATGGCGCAACAGAAAATGAACACAGTCGAAGCCTCGGTTACGTCGAGAGGCGTGGATGGGACTTTTTCTAAACTTGAGTGATATTTATTAGCGAGGTTTTGTTTCACTTGCGATATGGCCCGACGCAAGAAGGCAACTCGACGCCGAAAGAAGCCGGCTCTGAATCTGTATGACATGGCGGTTGCGTATGGCAACCTAAATATAATCACCCAAGCCACTCTCGGATCGGGACCGATAGAAGCCCTCAGCGGGGCCTACGATATCGGCTATACCCGAACGGCGGATGTCGGCCTTGGACGCGGTTCGCAGATGCTCGCTGTCACTGGCGCTTCTCAAATCAGCCTAGCCGACATAATGAACGCGCCCGCGATGAGTTTCGATGCCGTTATGGCAAATGCCCGCGCATCGGCTGTGCCCGCCGCGTTGGCGGCCATTTCTTTCAATATCGGAGCCTCGGTTTTTAAGAAAATCATGAGGAAGCCATTTAATCAAGCCAACAAATTGATTCGCCCCTTGGGCCTCAATGTGAGGATTGGTTGAAATGGCCACTAACACCGTAACCGGCATTCTCGTTTGCTCGGATGGGACCAATATCCCTCTCAAGGCTGAGATCGCAGAGGGAACTGAAACCAGTTTGACCACTGATACCGTTTACACCTCGACGGCGATTCAAGTCGGCGACTATGCGATAGGGAAGACCGTGACTCATGGGATGATTCAGTTTTTGAACGGCTTCCAATACGCCTACATTCTCAGGCAGGGATTAGTTGCAAGCGTCATTCCCTGTTGCGTGAACGGTGCCTCGACTGCAACCCCCCGCCTATGGGCGCCAATCACTCTAATGGCAGGCGATTTGCTTCGGGTAATGAACCAAACCGCCGCGGATCGCGGGGCCGCCCTCTGTTACGTGACTAACCGCGGGACTCAAAGGATCGCGACTGCAACCGCTAGCACTGGGGCCACCAATTCTCTGACGGATCTACAAACGGGAAATAGCATCGGCGACACCGTTCAGGGGCAGACATTGGTTTCCGCTTGGTTCACTAGCGTTGACTCCGGCCTCATCGAAACCCCCGGCGCGGTCATCGTTGACGCTCTGGGGAACGTCGTCGGCTCCGTGACCAATACCGACCCCGCCACTCAACAAGCAGTGGCTTCGGATGTCAACGCCCCGGTGAACTTGAACTTCGTCGCTCAATACTTGACTTCCGCCTGAGGTGCAGGGCTATGGCGAAGTTAACCAAGGCTCAGGCTAAGAGAAGACTGCTTGAAGCAGAGGCGAAATTCAAGAAAGTGTATATGTCATATGCGCTTGACCGTAAAGCAAGTATGGCCGTAGTCAATACGGGTGATATGGAAGCCGTCTCTAAGATAGTGTCACGGTGCCTCAAGCGGATTCAGTGATAGAATGCCGCTTCCAGATGCCCCGGCGCAGTCGCCTAGAGTGTACAAACTACTCAAGAACACGACGCTCGAGAACCTCACAGCGGATAATCTGTCAGATGTAGCCGATCCCATCAGTATTGAAATGCTGAATGAGGATGAGTTGCGTAGGGTTTGTCTTGTCGCCTTCGCACGCATGGTGACTAAGGGCTCCTTCGATGGGTGGTTGTAATGCCTCTACCTGATGCAATCAAGCGTTCTCCTAGGGTCTATACCCTCCTTCAGAACCAAGATTTGGAGAATGTCTCTGCTGATACGCTAGCAGATGTAGCCGATCCCATAGCCATAGAAGAACAGAATGAGGATGAACTGAGAAGAATCTGTCTTGTCGCTTTCGCGCGCATGGTGACTAAGGGCAGTTTCGACGGTTGGCTAAGTGGTGGAGCCGAAGGTAACGCAGTAAAAACGACGCCGTGGGTAGATGGCCTTTCCCTCTATTGGGAAGTTGCTAGGGCATCTCCATACGGATCGGGTACTGTCCAAGCCGGGGCGATGGGAACCGACCTAATCATGTGGCCTTTCATCTCAGGGAACAGCGGTACAGTGTCGCTCATGGCCGTGGCGATCAATTCCAGTGTAGTCAACACCATGTCGCTCTGCATCTACTCCGATCTGGATGGGCTGCCCAATGAACTGCTTGGCTACGGTGACTTCGATCTGTCTGGATCAGGGACGGTAGAACAGGACACCTTCACCGGCACGATCACACTGGAAAAGGGTACTCAATATTGGTACGGTCCGAAAAGTTCCAGCGCCAACCAACCGAACATGAAGGCCATCAACGCGGACTATACGCCGTCGCTCGGTCCTATTTCCCAAGGCGTCCTCGGCATCACCTCCCAACCGCTTGCAGTCAACACCGAGATCGCTTATGGCGATTCGATACCTGCAACCCTCACGCCGGGGAACTTCACCTATGGGGCCAGTTATAACCGCATGATCATGGGGTTGGAGTTCTAATGGACCGGACCTTCACTCGCTTCTCTGGTTCGGAGATTGTCGAGCAGGGCAAGTACGAAGTGACATGGGAGCAGGTCCGAAAGGAACGGAATCAGGCTCTCCTAGATTCCGACTGGCGTGCTGGAAAGGACGTTGTCCTCTCTAATGACTGGAAGGAGTTTCGGGATTTGTTGAGAACGCTCCCGCAGCGCTTCCAGGATCCAGGGGAAGCTTGTGACAACTGGCCGGTGGTGCCCGATGAGTGAACTCAGTGACAAGGCAAAAGAAATGGTCATGGAGAATGGCATGGCTTTTCTTCTCGGTTGGATTCTCGGAATGGGCTTAGGGCAGACATTGTGGGACTCCATAACCGGGGTGCTTTGATGGCGAAGCGTCCACCTGACAAGGTGATTGAATACAGAATCTCGCTCCAAGATTATGAGCGTGAAATGTTCAGTTCGGCAATCGGCGCCTATCAGATGAATCGGATAATGACTCCGATAGTGACTTTGATGAACGATGTCACGGGAATGGTAGTCTTTCTCACGATCATAGCCGCCCTTGGTGTCACTGGTGTTAGTTTCACCTTCTTGACTGCCATGTTGGTCGGGGACTTCAGCATGGCCGATGCAATCGACCAGTTCACCACTCAGAGAGAACAGGCCATCGCTGCCGGTGCGACTGTGGGCATCTTCGGGGCTTCAAGTCCAATCACGGCTCAAATCCTCTCTATGTTCGGTTTGTTCCCTCAAGAACCATGAAAATGACCCTCCAAGTAGGGGGTAAACGCTCACGATTTGGGGCCGTCGGTCTTCAAATCGCGGACATGCCTCTCTAATTCTCTAATGTATTTCTCTCTCGACT